TCTGACCAGGTTTTACCGCTGGGAAGGATACCCTAATTGTACCCGTTGCAGGTGTCGCGGGTGCGCCTGATACAACATACATAAAAGTTGTGGTGCTATTTACTAGTACAGGTATAGAGCTAACATTATAAGCAGACGGTACAGCGCCCGTAACGCTTATGACATCACCACTTGATAAGCCGTGAGCCGTTGCCATAGTTACTGTAGCAATATTATCGACACGGGTAATACTGGTAGCCGCATAGCTACCTACTTGCGTGTCGGGACCTTCGGGAAATACTCGTGTAACCCCTGGCACTGTTTGCGCTTGTGAGATAATTTCCGCTTCGTTAAAAGGTGTAATAGGATGCTGGTAACGGTTAATAATACGGATAAATAAATCGGTGTCGTTCTCTTCATCAGCACCGCCTGAAATACCATCATAGCCAACATAGGAAATAGGATTCATACCAGCGATAGGTGTAACAACGGTTAGCTGAATACCTGAATCTAAATTGGTTGCTACGCCGTAATTTTGTTCGTTACCCACGCTAATTTCAGGAGCCGATGTTACAGGCAATACCGCCATATTAGCCGCTACAATAATGGTACCTGTTGCGGGGCTTGTAGGAGTGCCTAGCACAGGGTAAGTAATCGTATAGTCATCTATTGCAAAAATAACGAACGTGCCGTTGTAATTCGTTGGCGTTGCGCCGCTTACCGTTACGCTTTGACCCGTTGCAAAAGAATGGGGCGTATCAAATTCTATTTGTGCGGTTCCGGCGGAAGCGGTCGTTGCGTAAGCTGTTTTAGTAACAGCACTGATTGTAATGGGGTAAAGCACCTTTTCGGTGTCCTCCGTTGTATACACAGTCGTGCTAGCCGAGGTAAATGTCACGCCTTCATTAATGACTGTACCCACCGTACCCGTAACAACTAAATTACCTTGTGCAGGTGTGGCTGTTTTTGCTGAAATATTAACGTAGTAGCCCCAACGTCTTAAAAAATCACCTGTAGCGGTATCGGGAAAACTTTGGCGTTGCAATTCTTTAATAGATAAAAATGCTTCATATACGCGGCCACCCAAAGCGGTAGCAAAGGCTAAGCAGAACTCATTTCGAAGGGAGGGATTTAATTCAGGTAATTCCCCTTGAATATCGGTAATGATTAAATCAATAACATCTTGTCTACCTGGGTACAATATTGGCACTTACTTTTCTCCTGTATGTTCCCATAAGTCAAACGATCGGTTAATGATAGTATTATTGAGGGCAACCATTTCAATATTAAACGTAATATTACTGCCCGATAGTTTACCTGTAACATTTACCTGTGTCGCGTACTCATCATCAATATACCACTGACAAGCATCCTCTAAATAGGCTACGCCTTTGTTCAAGGTATCGAGATTAGCTCGCGCTTGATAAAGTAGCCATAATTTAGAGCCGTACTGATAATCAGGATAGGCACTGTACAAATTTCCCCACCAGCCGCCTTGACGCTGTACAACGGGTATTTCGCTATCATCGGCGCGTACTTCGCCAAAATAGGACATGATAAGTGAGGTGTCAAAGTTTGTAATCGTTTCAAACTTACCCTCTACGATAGTTAAATCGTATATCCCATCATTATTTTTTGTTAGTTTTAAATCAATCATAAACTTTTATTCACCAAACTTGCACTAATGATAGTTCCCGGCCATGTCCCTGCACCGGGTGAAGGTGGAGGAATAACAACTTGTACCTGGTCACCTAATCTTGCAATACCTTGTATGGCGCCTGCACCTAATTTAATAGCCGGTGAGTCTACGGTTACAGTTGTACCTTTTACCGTGGTCTCGCCTGAACTTTCTATTTTACATGCTCCCGTTGATGTGATCGTGGTGGTTCCTTCTGAGCTAATATTAATGTTTCCTGTAGCTGAAATATCAACATCACCTGTCACGGTAACTTTTACATTTTGTTGACCATCGATTGCAATACTACCATCGGCTAAGAATTTTATAACGCTTCCAGTTAGCACGTTGCCAAGTGCTACTTCGCCTTCTTTTAAATTTTTAAAGCGAAGGGACGCGCCTTGTTTATCTTGCGGTGAAAATGGGATCACAACTAACGCTTCTTCTTGTCCGTAAGGCTGTAGCGTTACACAAAAGGTATTCACAGGCGCATTAGCAAATAAGCCATACGGATAAATAGTGGTTACGCCATCAGTCGTTTTACCTAAGCCCGATACCTGAGTATTGGCATAGGTCGCCGTGTCGTCATTGGTTAATGACACTCTTGCAAAGCGAATTAAATTTTTAAGTTGTCTTATCATCTACTACATACCCTAAGCCTAATATATTTTCCGAGGCATCCCGTGCATTCTGTTCCGATTCTAGCCTAAATGCATCTTGACTAACCATAACGAGATCGGTCGTCGCGCCACCGTCACGGCTAATATGATGCACCACGGACGTAATTAAAAATTGTCCATTCACACCTGCAAAAATATCAACGACATTAACCAGTAAATTAGGCGCCCATAGTATACCATCTTCACGCGCTATAATGCCGTCAATTGTACACGCGTAAACTAATGCTTGAGCCTTATCTGTATCACGTTTCCACTGCACCCGTAAATTAACATCTTCTACAGTGGCTATTGCTTCGGGGATAAAATAGTATTGGCGACTCTTACGAATATCTTTATTTACAGCGGGTTTTATAGGATTATTAGACATCTCTTCCGGCGTCTGTACTACAGATAACGCGCCATTGGGATTCGATGAACAAATACCATTATACGTATTAAACAATTTACTGTAATCATAGCGAGCGGAGGCATTTAAAATATTATTAAGCTCGCTGCCTTCTTCATTTAGAAGATACGTAGAAATAGGGGTTTTAGAGGCTCTATCTAATAGAATATTTCCGTTACCATCCGTGGTCATAATAACTTGTTTGACCCTACATAGCTTTTCTAAAAAATCGAACATGGTCACGCCAATATCCGCACCTATTTCGGTGCTTCTATCAAAAGGCGTGACGGTGACATTAGAAAAAATTTTAATATCTGTTATGCCAAGTTGCTTTAAACAATTTTCTATAATTTCAGGTAACGTAAGCCCTGGATTAAAAGAAATATTGGGGCCAGCCGAAGAGTCTACCAGATCGCACGTTTTATCACGACCTTCGATAGTTATAGTGTGCGTCGTAGAGTTGTACATTGTGCTTTTTATTTCAACATAGCCGTTAATAATAGTTTGACCGTTAATCGTTATTTTACAAGTATTATTAACAAGTACAGGGAAATTAGGATTAGGTGCAATCGTAAATACAAACTGATTAGCCACCCGTGTAAATTCACGGCTTACTGCTAAGTCTATAAAGCCGTCATACGCTACACCGTTTATCTCAATTAAAACATCCGTTATCATGGAGTTACAACGTATATATCGCCTTGAATATTATTAGGCGTTGAGATATTGTTAATATTAATAAGCAATTGATCGTTATCAAGCTTACTGTAAAAAGCGTAAGTAACATTTGTAATACTTTGCCTATCCGCGTTAAAAGGGATTAATTTCTTTACGTTGATACGGTTATTTTCTAAATAAATTCTAACTTGGTTACGCAATAGTTTTATTTGCGTTAAATAGGTTTCATCAAGTTCTGTCATATTTAAAGTATAGTCGTACTGCACTTCTAATTCTTGAGCCACGGCTAAAAGCTGTGCTTCATCTTGAAATTGCACATTAATAATAGCTGAGTAAGCATTTGCTAGCGCTGCAAAATTAATTTGGCTATTTATCAAACTTCTATTTTTTTTACGCTGCCTACTTTTTGTCGTAGCTGTAGGAGGTTGAAATAACGGAACACTTGCACCTAATTTAAATAAAGAGCGATTAAGTTTATATCTATCAAAAGGGTTAGTCGCAAGTCTATCTAGTGCGCTTGCTAACTGTGTAATATTAGCGGCAAGTAATGCAGGACGCCTAATACTAGCGCCTATACTTGATTTGAAATTCTTCAACGTACTGCTAAAATCACTTAGAAAACCCGATACAGCGGAAAAAGGCTGTGTTACTGCATCGGCAATATTGGCGATATTGGTTAAAGTGTCTTTAACATCCTGATAATTTTCACGAAACGCTGCCGTAAGTTCGTACAGTTCTTCGACCCCCGCTTCAACTTGAGCTAAAACATTGGCCGTAAATTTATTAATTGACGAACGATTATCAACGGCTTCTTGGGGATAGATATTATCTTTAGATTCTCTAAAGATGATGGATATTTTACATACTCCGAATTCCGTATCATCTTCGGTTAAGGTAACTGGATCGCAAACTACTTTTACAGGACCATCCACAGGGTGCTGGAAAACGCCTATACCGGGTTTATTGACGGCGGCTAAGAATGCTTTCCGTGTTTGTGCATAGCGCGGGCCCGTGATAACACCGCTAATTTCATAGGTGCGAAGCAAACCGCCCACGTCTTGAATGTGGCGCGTTGTTTTATTAACAAATTCAAATGGAATGGTTTTACGACCCACTACAAGTGAGCTTGTGTACATTAAAAATTTAACGCCGCGGAAGCTACAAGGTAAAGTTTGAAATAAGCTATACATTTACCACCCCAAATTGGTTCCTAATGCCATGTTTGTAAAAGTAGGCGACGATGTTTTAACCGACTCTACATAATTACCAGGATCATTTAGGTTAATACTAACGTTGCCTTGCATACGCATGATTGCACTGCGTCCAGCTAAAGCTGTGTCCATATTATATTTATCCCGTTCCTTACTATTTGTATATCCTTGTATCATCGCTACTTTATCTTCGGTTGACCACTGCCTACGAGCAGCTATACGAGCCCCTAAAGGAAGATGAGGATCAAAACTTTTGGCATAATTATCTGTAGCCTCTTTTAATTTACCTGCTTTAAAAGCCTCTACCGCTTTGACAATTCCCCAAATAGCAAGCGCAATAGCTGTAAGGGCTAATCCCAATGGCGTAAGCGTCATAGCTCGCATTACAATTAACATGGCTTTAAGAGCAAGTGTAACTTGTGAAAGAGCATATACGGTTGAACCAATGGTCATTAAAGCAGGTCCGATTAATGCAAGAACACCCGCTAACTTAACTAAATTCTTAACAAGCTCAGGATTTTTTTCAGCCCATACTTCAAATTTCTTTGCTATTTTATCTACCCATTCAGATAATTCTTTTAAACCTTCGACAACGGATTTATTATTAAAGCCGACATTACCCAACGTTGTTAATGCACGTTGTCTAGATTGCTGTAGCCGCTCCCATGCGCCCATCGGCGTTTCAGCACGTTGTGCAGCGGCATTTTCAAACATACCGCCCTTAGTCGTCCATTGTTCTAATATTTTATCAAACACGGAGGAGGGTATACGGTTTTGCTGAATAAGTTTTTTAATAGCCTCGGGAGATAATTTGATACCTTTAAGTTTAGAACTTTTATCAGAAAATAAAAAATCTTGAAGCGATTGAACCAGCGGCAAATTTGCTTTTTCTAAAAACTGCAATGATCGCATATCAATTGCACCGTAGGCATGTAAATTGCGGTACATCATCCCTAATTCTTCAATAGGGGTTTTTGTTGCTACAGCCACATCCCCTAGACGCTTTAACGTCAAAAGCATTTTTTCAGGACCGGAATCACGAGCACGTAAAATATCGACGGATGCAGCGGATAATTCCTGAAAAGAAAAAGGAAGCTCTTTAGCGACATCTTTAAAATCACTTAGTAAAAGCTGCCCCTTAGTACTGGATTTTAAAATACGGCTAAATTGTATTTCTAAATCTTCCATATCAGCGGAGGCTTTAAAAGCGGCTGCACCTAAAAGGGTTAAAGGGGCGGTAATAGCAAACGTAAGACGACGACCACTACGAGTAAATCCGTCGCTTATGCGCTCTAAACTTTTAGCGGTTTTGCCAAGAAAATTGCCTGAAAGGTTTTGAACCTTCTGATCTAATTTATCAAAAGTCTTGCTGAATTGATCGCCAACTTGAATGGCATACGAAATAATTCTACTACTATTTGTTGCCATATTTATGTCTTCTTAAGTTGTTCTCGTTGGCTTTTTACAATTTTTTCCGCATACATTTTTAATCTATAAACGTCATACAAAGGTGATTCATACGTATCTTTAAAATTTATGCCGCCTTGAAAAACGTAACAAATATTAACAACTACACCAAAAACTTCTTGTTCTGTTTCTAGTCCTTTGACTTCAAAATTTCCAAAAAATGGGTTATATATTCCCCCACTACTTTATCATAATCACACGCATCTAGTTTATCAAAATCTTGTGGTTGTAAATTTAAAGCGGGGTCTTTTTGAACGTGGCAAATACCTGTTTGACAAAATAACGTTTTTACACGCTTAAAGAATAAATCAAAATCTAGCGTATCGCATAAATAAAGTAATTCTGTTATTTCAGTAGGTGTAATTTCTTTTTGCTCTGCATTATGCTCAGGCGCTTCTACGGCATTTTTACGAGACTTAACTGAAAAGTCATTGATAGCACACATTACCATCTGTTTAACAGGTGCAAATTTACTCGCATTTTTAGCGGTAGGTGCATTGAAAATCAATGTATCAATTTCCGCAAATTCATTGTTTAAGCTCATGCGATAAGCTTTACTTAACTTAACTTCTAATGACATGTATTACCCTTTTATTATAATGCTGGTAAAGCAGTCGCCGTAATAGACGTAACCCCGTCAGCAGAAAATACCCATTCAGGATCGTCAGTAATCGTAAACTGCGCGAAATCATATTGTATATCAATATTGGGATTGTTGCTAAAAATACTACAAGTATTCTCATCATTATTTTGCTTAGTCTCGGTGATCATATCAAAGGTATCTTTAGTAAAAAATACATCGAAGCTAATGCTAGCCATTTTAGTAGAAACATCTTGGCTGGTTACAATTGATAATGACCCGCCGCCGGTCGTGGCGGCACGAGCCATAGTACTGCCCATACCAAACTTTATTTTTAAGCTATTTGGTACATATGAAATAGGTACATTATTAATAGCAATCGTAGCATCAGCCAATAACGAGGAATTTGCTTGAGACATAATTTAAATCCTTATGAGTTTGTTGAAAAAGTTATGCCGATAGTACCGGTCATTTTACGAAGTTGCGTAACAGGTGCAACCATCATTTGTACCGTGACCGTACCCGTTGCTAATACAATATTTACTACCAAGCTTGCCGCAAAATCTTTAACCGCATCGGAACCCGCTTGTACTAACACATAGTCAGTGCTTCCTAAACGTTGGTAGTAGCCTTTAAATTTAGTACGGATAGATGCTTCATTTTGCATATTGCGACCTTGTTGCAAAGCACCTAACGTTAAACGAGCTTGTGCAAAATCACGCTTAGCATTGTTGCGCATGTATTCGCGCACATTTGATAAGGTATCTACATAGTTTAAAAAGGTAAAAGAAACATCCGTTTTATAAGTCGTTACGATATTACCTGCGATCAAGGTATTGTAGCCTTCGTTGTTTTGCAATACTGAAATACCCGCTGCTTGCAGTTCGGTTACTTCTTCGGCTGTCCATTCGTTACCCATAGTAACAAGCGGTAATGTAATAAAAGGCGTATTAGCATATGGCAATGACGCAATAGCAGGTCCGCCAAATTGATCGCTTCCTTGAGTAGTGGTCACATATTGAGAAATACTTGCACCTGGCGTTAAACGTAAAGCGCGTACTGCTGCAAAGATAGAAGCCTCCACACATTTCCATTCAACAATAGAACCACCTGCATAATAGTTACCTGATACTAATTTATCAGCAAGATAAACCAGCGATTTTAAGTTAAGCGATAAGCCTAATGTTTTTAAAGAAGCAAACGTTTCTTGAATACCTATAATCGCAACACCATCTAACAAAGCATTATCAGGATTCCAACGAGGCTCTAAAAAGTTATTAGCAACAATATTTGTAGGGTATTGCGCGGGCCATACCACTGTCTGATAGCGAATAGAACCTGCGACGGTATTTAAATCAGGGAAAATAGGTGAGCCTACACCCGCTACGCGAGTAGGTACAGCTACCGTAATACCTGCAACAACACCTGAAAAAGCGGCTGAAATATCGTTACCGATTAAACCTGCATGACGACAAGTGATAGTTAATAAACCTGTAACAGCGGTGGCTGTAAAATAAGCGTTTAAATCATCGTTAATTGCGGCTGCGATGTTAGTTGCAACAGTTTCTCCTGTATCAGTATCTTGAACTGTAACGGTATAGTTATGGCGTAAAGAAGAGCCGATAATAATATTAAAGCTACCGCTTTCCGTTGCTGTACCGCCAAAAGTCGTGGCCACGCTAGTCTTAACACCGCCAATTGGGTCGGCTAATGCTAATACGTCTACGCGTGATTTTTTATTAATAGATTTAAATGCTCGGATCATCTCGCTAACTTGCGAGCCTTGACCGAATAAAGCATTTTCTGATAGGTCGTTTTGAATATCGGTTGTAATAATTCCTGGCGTTGCACTACCTGTAGAAAGCATTTGCCCTACAATTAAAGCTATTTGAGAAGAATTCTCTACCGCAACATTTGCACCAACAATAGCAAACGTAACTTCTGGATTTGAAATAGTCATTATTTACCTTCTTTAACTTTTTTAGGAGCTTCTACAAGCTCAATACAATTATCAATTTTGGCGTCGATTACACGACGATTCCAGTAACTATCCCAAGGCAAGCCCTGTTCGTTGCAGTCCAAAGATAAAATAGTATCTTTCTTGAAACCACGTAAAGGAACGTTTAATTTAAAATCTTTTTTCACGGAGCATCCTCATCTAGGTTTAAGCCGAATGTGGCTAATATAGCACTATCGTATGGCTCCTGCGACAAGTAGCGAGCATACAAATCACGAAAAGCGCGAGTAGGATAACTATTATCGAAAAAGTCACCTGCCGTAGCATCTACCGATATTTCAAACGTATATTGGTAGACATAAATCGCATTATCGTATGTCTCTTGACCGTGCCCCACCGTCGTAATACGTGACCAAGGAATTTCGGAAAGTTGAGAGGGTAGCGTTTTACCTACAAAACTTTTTAATAAGTGTACAAATAAATCCTGCATCCCATCATAAAGTAAACGACCGCTTACATGATTGCTCATTGTTCTATCGTCACTATCTTGAGGGAAAGGCGCAAATACATATAATACAAATTGAGTAATTAAACGCTGGCGCGGATCCACTCCTGCACCTACCGTTTGAGTTGCATCACTTTCAATCCTAAAATCTTTATTTGCCCGGGTATCAGCGGGTACTACACATAACCAATAATTATTCGGCGGTTGCTTGCTATACCATCTTGAAAATAAGTCTAAAGAGACCGAAGCAGATATACGAATATTAAAAATAAAGTAGGTATTTTCGTCAGCAAAAGGAATATATTGTGGTGCTGATTCACTTTGTATCAATAGATTATAGGTTAATTCACCATTAACATTGGTAGTCACGGCTTGATAGCCTTGAAAAAAGTTATCTGTTAAGGGTGGTTGAATGATATAAGCATCGGAAAAACCTATAAAAGCATCCGCTGTTTTTACAATATAGGTAAACGTATATCGATTCGGTACGGAGCCAGGAACAAGTGGGAAGCTGCCATTATAACTAACAGGATTTAGACCAACTACTTCGATAAAATATTGATCGTTGCCGCGTTGAAAAATATTCGACTGGACTAAATCATGATCTTCTGCCGTCGTAACAGTAACTTGGCACGTCTCATCATCTAAAAATTCTGTTACTACATCGATGATAGGGTTTTTTAAACGAACGTTTTTAACAAATATTTTATCATTGCTTTTTATCCGAGAACTATAAGTTTGTGAAGGGTCAAGCGTCAACGTAGTTGTAACACCCTCAACTGCAATATCAACAATATTCACCCTGTTACTAAACAAATCAGTATACATAGGTAAATTATTTTGAAGTACTTCTACAATATCATTTAATTTCATGGTTTAGTTATCGCCTTAAATATTTCTCGCTCAAGATGCACAGTATTGTTCCTACTATTATCACGTATGGAATTACCTAAATAGGGTCGGGGAGCCATTTTTTTAGTACCTTCTTCTAAAAATTTAGGGTATTCGCTCAATACAACCCCTTTTTCGGTTGCAACCGAAATAGCACTAGCCCCATATTCTAATTGCCTTGCACCACGTACAGAAAAATTAATCGCGCTCTTTAGCTTACCTGTAATTTTAGCGGGGTATTCTCCAGCAGCAGAAGCACGATGCTTTAACAAAGCGTTATAGTTTAAATAAGAAGGATTAGTTTGCCTAAATAACTTTTTAGTATATTTAACGCCTTTTAAAGCGGGGTTAATGTAATAAAATCGCCCTGTCTTTTTTCCGCCGTCGATATTTTCTTTAGCAATTTTAAGCATCTCTTGCCCCATCTTATGAAAGGCTTTGCGTATACCTGTACGGGCGCGTGTAGCATTTTGACGCAACATTTTAAGCGTTGCTTCATTAGCTACTACATTAGTTTGTACAATCTTCATTTTAAAATTGCTCTGGAATAACGGTAGGTTCACCTGTTATATTGGCTTCACGTCCCAACAATCTACATTTTAATTTAAGTTCTTCGTGACGATTTTCAAAATCTTCAACATCCAAAATATCATACATCTGCGAACCTACACGCAATTTAAATTCAGATGTTACCTCTTTACGATAACGGATCATAATAATGTGCGTGGCTACTTGCCCCACATCAGCACCATCAAAAATAACTACATTGGCTTTACTTTCTATCGAGCCATAAATAACTATTTTTTGGTCTTTATCAATACCATAATCATAATTATCAAATTCTTGGGATGCTCTAATGCTAGGATAAATAAGCACCATTGCATGACGTTTGTCCCCAATCGTACCTTTACGGTGAGGCACTCTTATTTTTTTACTTACGCCCATTAGTGCGTCTCTATAATTTTGTAACTGTTATAAATGTTTTTTGTTTGAATGGGTAAGGTTTCTGCAAAATTAGTGGAAGCAAAACCAGATGTTCCTTCATCCGCATCACCTCTATTTTCATAGATAGCCGCGATATGGTTTAATAATCCTAAACGAAGATCGTCCGGTACAGAATCTTTTGTAGCGCCAAAACCCGCAATAAATTCTATTCGTATAGCTTGCGCTACATCATCTGTAGAATAGTTAAAGTTTCCGCCGCGTGTAGCAAGAATTTTAGCATAGGGTTTTAAATATTGAATTTGATAACTAGTTGTGGGTACGGCTGTCCATACACCGTTAAGTATATATTTAAATACAATACTATTTTCTTGCAGTGAAAAAGGGCCTCTACGCAACGTCATAGGATAACTAAAAGAATCCCTAAAAGTTAGGTATTTTTTTTGAATGAAATCAAGCCCCGTGTATTTTTCAGCAAAGCTTGTAGCCGCTTTAATAATAAAATCTATGTAGGTATTTGAGTACGCATCATCTGCATCTATCTTTAAATGCACTCGCGCTTCTACTAAAGAAATAGGGTAATTAGCAGCAGGCTCCAATAAAAAATAGGGGTAGTCTTGCTCAATAGGAGTTTGAACTAACCCTGTTTGATATTGGAACCCATACATTAAACAAAAGCCGCACGTAAATTAGCAGTGTTAGCACCACCCGTAACGCGTAAGACTAAGCCCTCCGCTTGTAGTAAAGGAATATCCAGTTTATATAAACCACTATTTGATACCGCTGGCGTAGTTGCTAGCGTTATCCAGTTTGTATCATCCAATGATACAGATAAGACTAGTGTATCTGTAGTACCCGTTACTATCAAAGTATTCGCTGGCGCACTCAATGTTATTTTAACATCAAAAGCACCTGTTTTAGGTGTATCCCATAAGACAAACATTATTTAGTTTCTCGTTTCTCAGCGGGAATATCTTTAGCTTCTGCATCTACTTTAAGAGTTACTTTTTTAGCTTCTTCAATGTAACCTTTTTCAAGTAAATCTTTAACATTTTGTACATCTAATAAAGTATCAACCGCTACTTCTTCTACATGACCATCAAGACCATTTAATTTTACAATCTCGCCAAAATGTTCGACAACTTGTCCTTTTTTGCAAATAATTAATTGATGTTTACCATCAATAGTAGGAACTACAACTTTAAAATCTTTTTTAACTTTATGTGACATATTTCACCTCATTATTAAAGGGGCAAATAATCTTGCCCCTTTGCATAGTTTATATTAATAACCTCTAGATGCAATAGTTGTATCTGGTGGGGTTGGTGCAAAACGTGGATCAGCAAGCATACACATACCACTAACAGTTAATGACGGTGTACCTGTGGTAACTACACTAACTTGTACGTATGTTTTTTGACCTGCATAACCAAAACGGCACGAGGTATTTGCTGCATTTAAACGTGCTGCTTCTACCGTCAAATCACCTAAAATAAAATTAGGATCAACTACTGCCGCATCTGAATAATCAGCTAGATCAGCTTCTTTAACAACGATGCTTAAAGCAGTTGGTGCAGTTGCTCGTGCGCCTACTTGTAAGATAAATTCAGCACTTTGAAAGCTGCCAGATTGCAATGTATTAACCCAGTTACCTGCTACGGTACCGGCTGCCGAGATAGCAGTAGTATTTAACGCTACTACGTCGAGGGCTTCGTGATGTCTATCGATACTTGACATTATAATTTCTCCTATTGGTTTTTAAGTACAACAAATGCTTCAGGCATAACTACTTGAGCATCTAAACGGCGACGGTTACGGTACCATACCATACCCACTTCACCTTGAGTGTAAGGATCTACTAACAATGTACTGCCTAATCTATCCGCAATTAAATAACCACGGTAGAAGTCAGCAAACACGATTGGAGTACCGTTTACAGTATTGTAATTATCCATATCAGGGAAAATAACAAAACGATGGCCAGCAATAGTTGGAGGTGGGCCAGCAGTAAAGCCGCGATCAGCGCCTTCATGCCATAAATAACCACCCACACCATCTTTCATTGATAAGATATACGCTAATGTTTGACGATTGAACGCAAACACACCGTTATAACCTTTCTTCAATTGACCTGTTAATTTAATCAAGTCATCCGAACTAAAGCTATTTACAACACCTGTATTTATAGTGTTTAAGTAAGGTGCATTTAAAAAGCCTTGAGGCTGATTAGCAGCAGTTAGAGTACCTGGAATACCGCCGCGAACAAACGCAATACCTTCTGCAAGTGCAAATGCTTCGGCCATATCGCTTACGATTTCCGCAGGCATATTTAACCAAGAATCTTCTAATTCTTCATTAGTAACAAGAACGCTTGCAGTTAATTTATGCGCTTTCATCTCACGACGACCATACAATGAATTACCTTGACCATATTGTTGCGCTTCGCCTACCCATGTTGCAGGTAACAATTTTTCACGAGTGGTAATATTTAAGACACCGCCGCCGATTGTTTTAACTTTAGCAACCGAGCGAACATCGGAAGTTTCAGTAATTTTTTTCAATACTTCTTTATCAAATTCAGGAGCGATAAAAAATCCGCCATCTGGATTGTTAAAGGTATTTAAGAATTTACGCTCACCATCAGTTGTATTGGCATCGTTAATAAGCATGGTTTGAGCACCCGCCATATTACCGTTTAATTGACCCGCCATTTTGATCATTTTATAAGTAGCGTTTTTAGCATCAATTTCTTTTTGGTCAACATCAGAACCTTTTTTGTATTCTGGACGCGCCATTTTAGCTTCAAGCTCTTGTTGAGCTTCTTGCATTTCTTTTAAACGGGTTTCCGTTTGAGCAGCAGATTTTGCAACCGCTGTAATTTGGTCTAAAACTTCATTTACTTTTTTATCAGAATGAATTTTTTCTTCGATTAACATTTTTTCAGCAGCGGTCTTTACTTTAGACTCGACGCTATCGCTAAGTGCAGTTAATGCATCGGAAATACCGACTAACTTCTTTTCAATTTCAGTAGACATTTTATATCCTTCTAGTTGAGTTGTTTTTTCGCTTTTTCTAAGACTTCGTCTAAGAGGGTAAGCATACTTTTTTCGTCAACAGAGTCACTCTGTTTGTCAGGAAACCACGATGCAATTATCGTAGCGGCCTTTTTAGAGGTTAGTCCTGAATCTCTCAGAAGGTTTTCTAAATCTCTTTTTGTAGAGCAAGCATTAATATCTTTGCTCTTAATAATTCGTTTTTTCAAAGACTTCATTCCTGTCATTGTTGCTTTTTCATTCATTGGAAACGTAACAATACTTACTTCGTAAAGTTCTACATCCAATAAACGGCGTACACCGTCTTTTACCTCATCTTTACGTGTACCATATCCAATAGACATTGAATCTAAAGCACCGCATTTTAACAATGCTATACAATCCGCCGCTTTTGAATGGGCTTTAGGTAACTTGCCTTTAACAAATAAACCTTTCTCATCTTCGCGAATTTCAGTATATACACCCATCGGCTCATAGCTACTATGCTGCCACAGTAATTTAATTTTACTAACTGGTTTTGAATCAAGGCTACGTTTAAACGCACCAGGCATAACAATATCGCCGCCCAAATCTTCATTACCGAAAGTAGAGCCATAGCCTTCAAAATAAAAGTAAGGGTCTTCTGCAACGTCTTCTTTTACAGACATTTCCCCCATTGCAAAATATTTTGTGTGCATCTTTTCTTTCATTGTCGATATTATGCCTATAAATTATTTATCACGTCACAACCTTTTAAGGGGCAGCATTTGTTAATTTTAAATAATCAATTGTGTTATTAACGCCCTGGCGCTTTAAATTCTTAGCCTTTACCTTATGTCTCGACCTTCCATTGGGTACATGATAGATCACTTTTTCAAATTGTGAATATTTCCATGCTAACCAGTCAAAGAGCGCGACTTGTATGTCGCGCTCTAGTATTTTCAATCTTGTCCTTTAAGCTTTTTCTTTAGTCGTTGCCACCAGCTATCATTTGCTGCGGCGGCTGATGTGAGTTTTACATAATCCTCGGCATTTTGCACGCCAGAATTGGCGGTATAGTAGACCGAGGTATTTAAGTAACCCACAAAACTAGTCGATGCATAGTTCAGCGATGAGTCTAAATTTGACATATCGTTGTGCAATGCTGGATGACCAAAAATGTAATCAGGCCACGTACCGGATAGGGCGTTCGGTAATGTCGTGCCGGTTACTTGCATGCTTGCGCCCGGTATTTGCCAGATAGCCCACGGCGTTTTGAAGTCAATGCCGGTTTGGATAGCTGTCAAATAAGCGAAGTACGTGTCTAGATCAACACCGTTCATCAAGAAGCCTTGACCTACCGCAGCAGGCATAGGATCGCGCTCATAAATATCAACGTACACATAGTCGGGAGCATACGCAGCAAACGGATCGCCGGTAAAGGTGACATAATGCATATCCTTCAAGAACTGCGCATTTTTAGCACCTTCGAAGTTTATTGCCGCCATCACGACACCACTACTATATTTCAAGTGATTGACCTTGTGCAGCCACGTTGCTGACGCGGTTTCCCACGGTGCGCCCGTTACTGGAGGAGTGCCTACGGCCATCAGTGGGTTGCTATTGTCATAAATGTTTTGGCCGTAACCAAATGGCACGTTAGGTGCTACCTGCTTGAGCAATAAATTTTGCATCAGGTAAAGCTCGGGTACGCCAGGAACAGTGCGACCACTTCCGGCGGGTGGAACCAGAATGCCAGAGCTAGTGATCAGCGCTTTAATCGTGGTTGCCGTACCGCTTGTCATGTAGCCTTTTGCCACCATGCGGTCAATAGCTTTTCCAGAGTCAGCCTGTAAATTAGGGATCTGAATAAGTTTATTGGTCGTATCTTGAGTCAAGCCAGTTTTCCAGATGAAAGGGCAGTAATATTGAGCGCAATTTTGGAAAGCGTTTGTTGAGTCAGGATTAAGCAATAGCGTCATCTTAACGGTCGGATATTGCGCCTGCATTATCGTGCCTTCATACATTAAATTATAGAGGTAAAACGCAATACTATAATCGTTAGTAACGTCATCGGTCATGTTATCGAACGAGTCACTGTTGCGAGTGGTGTACATAACCACGCCGCCGATCAACTGATGACCGGTCTTAGTTTGAACCGCTGCGGCCTGCGCTGCAATGGCTGGCGCTTGTGGCGCATAACCACCCCACGAGTACCATATTGAATTACATAAGCCGTCGGCTTGAATATTAAGGTTAACCTTGCCGCTCGGCGTGTAATATATTTTTGGTGCGGTTAAGTTCCAGCTGATATTGGCACTAGCAGGAAACGCGTATTGTTTCACTAATGACAGATTTGGGTTAGAATGTAGCGGAACCTGCGCAAAAGTCACGGTCACGGTGTAATTGCTTCCGCCAGTATTGGTGATGCTGTTAATCGTTCCGTCATAATAAAACGTTTGCGATTTTTGCGGGGTCGTCGTTGCGCTTCCCGCAGTAGTAGTTCCTTGGACACTATAGGTTGCTACTAATTGAGCATGACCACCGTCCACCGTCACGGGATTGCTGATCGTGGCATTATAAATGTTGCTATCAGTGCCAACATAGCTTGCCGCAGTCACGGTATAGCTGCCCGGCAATACATTATCGAACGCTACGCCACCGCCAGTGCCATCACCAGCAGCGACATTTTGCACATAAGTATCGCCGTGGGCATTAACCATTTTAATGTTTAATGTGGCATCTTTGGTTAGGTTGGGCGCTGTCAAGTTGGTCGTATAGTTTACCGTTGCGTAATCATAATAATTAGTAAACACTTGGTACGTTTGCGCTGATGCAATTGGCGTGCCATAAGTGCCAGTTCCAGGCGTCATTAGTATTTGATAACCTTGTTGGTTATCCCATGCGCAACCAGCATTACCATCACCGTTGCCTTCGTATTTATTGGTAATATCTAAGTGCTGCGCTTCTAGCTGAGTATTAACGTCGCTGGTTTGAGTGGCTACTGTTCCCATAGCAATATAGCTGGGGAAGTTTTGTATGTGCGCGGTGCTCAAAACGGGAGTGGTTGCGCTTTCATATGTCGCTATCGAAGCATTCAAGAAATCATTTATTGCAGGATTGCCAAACGTTACGGGGGCGGTAGTCGATCCACCACCCCAATAAACTGCGGCAATATTGGCATTTTTAAGAATGGTGGCCAATCGTCCAAAGCTCCAATCGTAATTAGTCCCTGGTGGCGCGTTTTTACTAAATACGCCCGTCAGCGTGCTATGACTAGAATCAACGGTGACGCCCGTTTGTGTCGTCATTGAATAAACATCACTACCAACCGTGTAATTTACACAACTGAAGGTATAGTCTGTCGCATCTACGACTTGAGCAAAATGAGCAGTGCCAGTTGGTTGAGCATGAGTGTAGGTATTACCCGCATCTGATAAAGTACACGAAACAGTGTTACCAGCTGGTAAGTTTGGAGTTGTTAAGATTGTACTGACGGCCGTACTTGCTGGTGGCACAGCAGTGAACGAAATGGCGATAACATCCTGACCAGGCGACGCGCTAATAGTATATGGATTGCTTAGTGTTGGCGTGTGTGTTTCGCTATCTGTTCCTATGTAGTTTGTGGCGGTGCAGGTATAGCTTCCTGGCTTCATAGTATCAAAACTTGTGCTACCTGAACTTTGGGCATGCGGACCGTATGTTCCGGCTGTCCCGGTACATGTTATCGTGGAAGTTTCGCTCCCAACATTTGGCATTGTAAGATTAGTCGATACTGAAACATCTTGATTTAAAGCATAAACAATATTTGCAGTGTCTCCAACTTTAGCAAGATGGTATGGAAAACTTGCTGGCGCGTCGAATGTTTTTGTTTCAGCGACAACTTGCGACGGAGTCACACTTAAAGTATAAGTGCCTCCAGGTATTCCGGGGGTTGGGCTGGATGTGCCACAGGGTATAGAATTATAAACAACGGGGACGCCAAAATCAGGGTTTAATGTCACATCAAATGCTTGCCCCTCGCATTTTGTGCCGTCAGAGAATGAAATATTAAAAGTTGGAGTGATAGATGATGCAGATTCAACAATCGTAGTGCCAAGACCATAAGGCACCGGACTTGAGCCGCCTAAAATTTTAAAAGTGTGCGGATACCATTCAGACGTTTTACCCGCTGGCAATGGTGGAACTTTGAAAGTGATATTTATTAAACAAGTTCCAGCGGCGGCAACTGTGCCGCAAGTAGTCGTATAGGTTTTGCCCTGAGCGTTTAAATTATCAAAAGTAACAGATAATGATCCGGTGCTCGTGTTTGTAATTTGATATTGAATATTATTAATTACAGTGTTTTGAACTACCTTTCCTGGAATTGGAATAATAGGGGTAACAATTAAATCTTGCCCGAAAACCGGTTTATGTAAAATAATTCCGATAAGCGATCCAATTGCCATCAAAGATATTTTTTTAAAGATATTTTTCACTAGATTAAAACCTCGTTAATTATACGTAATCGTTTCCGATATTTGGATTATTTGCCGATCTAAATTTTATTACGCCGCTAGAAAATGTAACCAATGATCCAGAGCGGCAATTAGATAATCCGATTGTGGATCCGTCTTGCGGTATAAATCCGCCTATCATTCGGCAATTACTAAAACTACTGTCGCCATAAAAAGTAAAGTTATTAATAAAAGTACAGTTATCAAAATCAATTTGTGTGCTGTTATCGGACGGCAAAGATAGCAAGCCAATTGTGCAATTAGAGATTTTACAACCCTGTAAACCAGAAGGAATTGCTAACTCATCAA